ACCTCAATCATCTGGCGATGAAGCTGAGGCAGGTCATAGATTTGTGGGGTAGTCTGCGACATCTGCAACACGGTTTGGTACTGCACAACGCGCTGTGCCATCGTGCTGCTATTAGGATCACTGACGGGAATCACTTCCACCATAGCGTAATCGGCTTGTCTAGCTCGAGGCTCGCCACGGTCAGGCACATACATATAGTCTATCGGTGCGTACTCAGCAATGATCTTCCGTAGGAGTTTAAATTCCTGTTTCATTGCGTAATGGACTCGGGATTGCACCGCAGCCATTGGCTTGAGAGTACGCTCTAATAGCGCAAGAGTGGTTCCAACCGGCGCATTTGCGCTCATGTCAGAGATATTCATGTCGGATATAGCCCCTAACCGGCGGCCTTCCTCAGTAATCTTGTTTAATAGTGCCAATAGCGTCTGGCTAGGCTCGTTGTAGGGCAACGGCAGGATATTGTCCCGTATTGACCCACTAGGCACGTCCACATCACGGAATTCACCTGGTCCGATGGGCGTATCGTCGCCCTTAACCCGCAATCCACGAGACTTTAAGCCCCCTGGTAGGTTAGAAAGCGTACCTGCGTCAACTAATTGACGGATTATGGACGTTCCTGCTTTAGCGTAACCACCAATAATGTGGATTAAACCAAGACCATAGAACCCAAATCCTGGTACGTACACGTAATGAACAAAATGTTGACGTTTAAGCGTCAATTCATCGTCAGGGTTCCAGTTACGGCGAATACTTAGTACCGTATTAGTGCCTTTCTCTACAGTAACTACGTAAGGTAGCGCTATTTCTAGCCCGTCCTCGGCTTCTTCGCCCAATCCGTCAATAACTAAGTCAGCATGAATCTCGTACAAGCAGTAGCGGTCATCATCATTAAGAGAAAACCCACCTTCTTCGGCTTTTTTCTCTTCAATATCGCTGTGGTAAGGCTCAGGATCGCCCAGATCGGTGTCCAGATAGAACCCAACCGCCTGTAATTTGACCAAATCGTTCTTAGTTTTACGCATAACGTGCGTAACGCGCTCGGCTTGCTCTATGTTAGACGCGCCGTAAGGGACAATCACGTCCTCAGCGGGGATGTATATAGCTACTTGACGCCCTAAATTCGGATCGTAGTACACTTTCTTAAAGGCAGAACCCGCTAAACCTAGGCTGTACAGCATCCTTTCATGCTCGGGACGGTACTCAGTCATAACCTCGGTCAGCTCGTAATTCATGTCGGTCCTAACACGAATAGCGGCATCTTCTTTAGCGCGATCAATCTCACCAAGAATCTTAGTTTGCACAGGCCCAGCAGCAGGAAACGTCTCGCTCATGGCTTCAGCTTGAAAGCGAATGGCCGCTTCGGCCAAAACTGTACTGTAAACACCACACGCGTCTTCCCACGGGCTAGAGCGCTGGTCATACTTAAGACCGATGGTATCTAGTCCTTTGACGTAGGTATCTGCCCAGTCTTTACGCGAGTTAACATCTGAATCAACTGAACCAACTAGATCGTTAGCCAGCTTAGTAAGTGCTTGGTCATCGAGGTACTCGGCAAGGTTGGCATCGAACGGCGCATCGTCTAAGTCTCCCGACTCTTCCCCGAAGGTAATCTCAACACTGCCGTCTTCCAGCACTACCTCAACACCCTCGTCAGACATAACATCTATCGCTATCATGGCTTCGCCTTCTTCCATGTCCTCGATACCTTCTGGCAAGTCGTATAAACCTTTTTCAATAGCCATTCTATTTGTCCTTAATAATATCCGCCAAGCCGTTGCTTGAAGTATCTCTGTTCTTCTGGCTCATCCGAAGGGAGGGATATAAATCCACCTTGCCTAAAACGCATGAGTGCCATTATGGCTGTGTCCACTAAGTCATCGTTAGACATAAACGGAAATCCAGCCACTTCCTCGACCACTTCTTCCGCCCAACGAGTTTGCGGGACGTAGACAAGTCCAGAGCGTACTATATCAGAAACGGAGTTAAGTCTAGCAGTTTTATCCCCCGTCCCTCTATGCGGTGTGTACTCTTGTACGATCAGACCCATCCGGCGCATCTCTTGGTATAGCGGCGTGCCACTACTTTTCTTCTCGACTATAAATGCGTCTGGCTCCCACTCGGTGTATTCACGCGTTGCCATCTCTTTAAGCTCGTGAAACTCTAGCCGTTCTTTGATCGCGTTAAGCAAGATGATGCAATAACAATCTTCTTCCTCGTTAAAAAACACGCCCCACGTAGTGAGCGCGGTAAAGTCAGCTCTGTTGTGTTTCTCGGCAGCGGCGTCAAGCGCCATGATTATGTACTCACACTTGGGCGGGTCTTCGGGTTCCCAAGTCTTCCACCACTCACGCTTAACCAGGGCGGCTTCTTCCGCCGTCGGATTCTGTTGATACTGCGAGTTCCATTGGAACAACGGCATTGACGCTTTTGTGCGGTGTAGAGCATCGAGATTAAAGAACTCAGGCCACAACGGCTTCTCTTTGATCTCCCCGTCAGGCTGTTCCAGCTCCAGTATCGCCGGAAACTCTACTATCTCGTACTTATCCGCCAACTCATTCTGCGCCATGTCTCGGGTTACACGACCAGTCAAGTCATCTAAGTGCCACCGCGTTTGTATAATAGCCACTCTACCGTGAGGCATCAGACGAGTACGCGCTCCGTAGGTAAACCACTCATACGCCTTGTCAAAAACATCGAAGTTACCGTTAATCACGTCTTGCTCTGAATGCGGATCATCAATAAGTAACAGGTGAGCACCACGTCCCGCTAGCGCCGAGCCAATTCCACACGCGTAGTACTCCCCACCCCTGTTCGTATTCCACCGTCCTGCTGACTTACTATCCACTGCAAGCTGCACATTCGGGAATATCTTCTGGTACTCAGGTGTACCGATCAAGTTCCTGACCTTACGCCCAAAGTCTACGGCGAGGTCTGTGGTATGCGACACCATCATTACTTTCTTGTCGGGGTTGCGCCCTAAATACCAAGCGGGGAAATAGATAGAGACGAGCTGAGACTTACCGTGACGCGGGGGTATGTTGACGCAAACCCTGTCCTTACCGTCTATCTCTACCGCTAGGCCGTCTTCACCTTCTGCCGTTTTACCTTTCTCAATCTCCATCAGGAGACTGCCCAATATTCTGTGGTGTTTGCCTACCTTGTAGTCTGCCTGCATCATGCAGCAAAACGCGATTAAGTCTGCGTGTGCATCTTCTATTCCCTGACGTTCTTCCAGCGCCTCGAGGAGAGTATTTATCTCAAACTGCTCGTCGGTAGTGTAGTCGTCGAGATTGTCCAACATAGTCTGGACTTCGTCAGGGGTAAACCCTTGGATGTCGTTGTCCATTTAGGCGTCGTCCTCTACAACTTCAACCTCTACAACTTCGGCCTCGTATACACCTGAGTCGTTCTGCCTAAGATTCTTTAACTTTTCTAACTTGGTTCGCAATTTTTGTTGTATTTCGCTGGTGTTCTGGTGCGTTATCGTCACTTCTTTACGCTCAGCAAACAAACCTACATCTGAGATCTTACCCAGCAGCTCCAAAGCCCGCATTCGTACGCGCGGATCTGAGTTATCTGTCTCGAGGATAAGCTTATTGGTAACCAGGTTACGGATCTCGGCGGCTTGTGTAGCAACCAAGTGACTGAATTCTGTAAGTACCGCTTGGGTCTGTACTATAGAAGCTGGGGTGAGGGTAGCTAGATTGGTGTTACTGACTTTCTTAGACGTTTTCTCGGGTTCTTCTGCGTAAGACGTAGCCAGTATGCCCGCTATTGTGTCATCGACGCCGTCAGGATCTACTTCGAGGCCGTGTTCTTCAAGGAAATTTATAGTGTTGCACGCTGCCTCAGCCCTCTCTCGTAGGTCTAAGTAAGAAATGCCGGGTGGTATATCAATCCCGAAGTCGGGGATAAGTTCTAAGGACACTGATAATCTCGCAAGCTTGGTAGCCGTTGGGCGAAGTGTAAGGGATCAGGGTAGTAGGTGCAATAAGAGTTGAAAACAATTGAAATATTGAAAATAATTTTTTTAGCTTCTAGTTTATTTAAGTAGGGGGGTAGTTCCACGTGGAACATGGGGTGGGGTCTAGCTAACTTGGTTCTATATAAATAGGGGGTGGGGTCGTGTTGAGAAATAATGGAAA